GGCGGCGGTGGCGGCGGTGGCGGTGTATACTTTGGAGCGTATGGATCAACCTCTTTCGGTGGCCCCGCATCACAAGGTGGCGGTGTCCAACAAACAAAACAAGGCGGTGGCGGTGGCGGTGGCGGTGGCCAAGGTGGTGGCCAAACAAAACAATCAAGAGGCGGTGGTGGCGGTGGCCAAGGCGGTGGCCGCGTATCACAAGGTGGCGGTGGTGGCGGTGGTGGCGGTGGCGGTGGCGGTGGCGGTGGCGGTGGCCAAGGCGGTGGTGGCCGCGTATCAGATAAAGATAGAGAAGAAATCAAAAAAGAAATCGAGGCATGCCTCAAAAAATACGGCGCATCACAAGGCGGTGGTGGTGTCCAACAAAGAAAACAATCAAGAGGCGGTGGTGGTGGTGGTGGTGTTCAACAAACAAAACAATCAAGAGCATAATTTTATTAAACTAATTTAAGAATAAAATTCTACGCATCAAATTGGATATACTTTTGATGATGAAAGCAAAGGTGATCATCACTCGTCACGACCGCTTGCTTGATACACCATGGCCCCTCATACAATACTTGTTCCATATTTTTTGAAGACGAGGAGGTCCACAATCGTCGTACGCACTCCAAGGGTACAGTGGGAGCCAGTGCCAGGAAAGAAAGCATCCCGTGATGCACCGCAAAGACAACATGACAACCACGCAACAAGGGACCAATGGGACGCAGAACGCGGAGGACAGGATACAACCAGTAGATTCCAGGCTTGGATATCGAGCAAACAGGCAAGGACTGATCTTTCAAGGGAATAACATTTCTTGAGTGAAGCAACAGAGGCTCTTTCAACAATGTATAATGCGTGTACGACGACGGATGATACATTAACAATCCATTAAATGAATTCCCGTAATCCAAGTATCGAGATGATACAACACGTCGCACCATTGTGTCTTTTTTTCTTGACAATGGAGATGCCGTGATGGGAAGCACAAACGCCTCCGCACAACGTGTCAGCAGGAGCGGTCCCGTCGTTTCCAAGACTGCACGCTTACCCGTCATTGCTTCCGAGGACGCCTCGACAATCGTTGTTTCCAAAATTTTCCTGCAACACTCTCGGATTACCTCTTTCAAGACTAAATGACCCCTCGAGAAGACAAGGTTCCAGTTTTGTAATTCACCCTCCTTATTCTTTAACACGTCCATATTGTAATGAATACCGTCCCAGTAGGATAATATACCAGAATCATCGTCGGAACAAATCCATTGCCGGAAAGGCACCAGACAACGCGCCTTGATATCCAGATAAATACCTCCTTTTAAAAAAAGGATTACGTAACGAAATAAATCCGCTCTTGCGGGACCGTACCGAGGATTAATCCTCTGATACGCCATACGAGTTGTATCCGATATCTGAGTACGATCTTCAAATAACGCGTCCATATCGTTATCATCCATAAGTACAAACCGGTATTCTGGATTCATTGCTTGATTGCTCGACATAATCTCGCGATACGCTGGCGGGATGCACTGCTTAGAATACCAGGTTTGATAGACAATGCGCGGGATCATCTTTTCTTCACAAGTCCAAATAAAAAAATATTTTTTTTGTTTTGTTGTGTTTGTAACAAGACATATAATTTTTTTTTTTGTCAATAAAAAATAATAGTTTTAAAATCCATCATGAATGTCTGTTTTCCAGAGAATGTTTATTTTGTTTCTCTTGGTTACGCGGTCGTCCTAATGACTACCTCGCTACTTTTTTATCACATGATCAAAACACATTCATTAGAGATGCCATTATTAGTATCCAGCTTGCTGGCCATTACTCTAATTATAATGTCCGTCATCTTTGTCGCGGCAGGTATTGCCACTTATTATTGTCGCTTAAAAGAACTCCACGCGAAAAAAAAAGAATTACCTGGTCTTCACCAGCACATTCTTCTCCATGAACTCCCTTTTTATTATTTATATATTGCACTGGGAATTGTTTTTATGGTCGTTGAGCTAATCATATGCTTCTATATCATCGTTGGAACCATAAAAGAGCTTTAAGAAAACAATTGTTAAAAAAAAAAAAACCATTTAACCAGAAAAAAAAATAATTATTTTTTTTTTTTAACGATTTTTTTTTTTCTTGGATCCTATAAACAAAAAAACATAAATGTCTATCGTCACTTCCAATCTTACCTCTGGTTTCATTGATCTTGCCACCTACGATGAGCTTGAGAAGTACATGTACGGCGGTAACGACGCCACCGCATACTTTGTGCGCCAGACCCGCAAGGCTACCTGGTTTACTCAAGTTCCCGTTGTTCTCAGCCGTGCGTCTGGTACTCCCGGATTCTCTCAGGAGTGGTCCGTCAGCATCTCCCGTGCCGGTGATTATCTACTGTACACCTGGATGCGTCTCGTACTCCCCCCCGTGGCCACTATCCCCGCTTATCCTTCCAAGAAGGACGGCCGTGATGTGACCATCGATACGTATGTCTCATGGACCCCCAATCTTATGCACAACCTCATCCGTGAGGCCGCGATCACTTTCAACGACCTCGTCGCCGCTCGTTTCGATAACTATCAGCTCGATTTCTGGGCCGCATTCACTACTCCTTCCGGTAAGCAGATCGGATATCTCAATATGATTGGAATGACCGATGATCTGATCACCCCTCGCAAGGCTCTTCCCCAGAAGGTGCTCAACCTCCCCCTCCCTTTCTTTTATGCCAGGGATTCTGGTGTGGCCCTCCCCACCGCCGCACTTCCTTACAACGACATGCGCATCCAGTTCTCCATTCGCAACTACTACGAGCTCCTTGTGTCCTGGGACTATATCACCTTCCTCGACACCAACGAGACCATCGTCATTTCCCGTGTCCCTGTCCTCGCTGATTTCGGTACTACTCTGCCCGAGCTTTCCTCTGTTCAGGTGTGGGCCAACTACGCCATCGTCTCCAATGATGAGAGAAAGCGCATGGCCTGTGCTCCTCGTGATATCCTCATCGAGCAAGTGCAGACTGCTCCCATTCAGTCTTTCAATCCTTTCCAGAACCCCAACCAGTCCTACGACATCCGCTTCTCTCACGCCATCAAGGTCCTCTTCTTCTCCGTCCGCAACACTACCGTCCCCTCCTACTGGTCCAACTACACCACCCGCGAGACCCAATGTGTGGGCAAGGCCGACTACGAGGAGTCCCTCCTCATCGACCAGCACTTCCCCGGATCTGACCCCGTGTCCGAGACCTCCCTCATCTACGAGAACACCCAGCGTCTCGCCCAAATGGGATCCGACTACTACTCTCTTGTCGAGCCCTGGTACGCCGCACCCGTCATCCCCGTTGTGGCCGGTTACCACATGTACTCCTACTCCCTGGATTTCATCTGTCTGGATCCTCTTGGATCTACCAATTACGGCAAGCTGACCAATGTCAGTATCATCCCCACTGCCTCCGTCGAGGCCCGTATTGCCGCCGAGCCCAAGAACCTCACCTTCGAGGCGCTCTCCGGATCCTCCGCTGCCAACACCCTGCCCACCTTCCTCAGGGCGCAGACCTATCAGTTCATTGTCACGGCCGTGAACAATAACATCATCCGAATTTCGGGAGGTAAACAAAGCGTGCCTCCAACAGTCGGCTGCCAAGATGGTTGTGGAATGACCATTTTGGGAAAACAGTGTAATATTCCACTCATTTGTGCTTGCGCATAAAATGGTATATAACCGGCTATGTCTTGTGGGTCCTTAAGAAGAGGACGCAAGGCGAGACCCCTTATAATGATCGGGAAACCCCTAAAGCTTTTGCTACCACTCCCTCTCTGAAAAGAGAATGGAGGAACACGGTTAACGGCCGTACCCAATGGTAAGAACGCAAAAGATGAGGAATTGCAATGTCAGTTTCAAAATGGGCAATCCGCGGGTAAAGTCTCTAAACTTTTTTGAAAAAAAAAAAAGCATGAGACTCCTTCAACGACCGCACGGGGGTCGGGAGGTTCGTAAGGAATCTTCTTAAGATACAGTCTACTCCTCTCCGAAAGGTGAGGTAGTCTGAGCATGATATGTGCTTCGGGCGCTTGGTTTCCCAGTCCTGTAAAACAAATATTTCCAATTTACGGAAAGTTCTTATTTGTCAAAAAATAAAAACTTAGCAACAGACATGAAAATCGAGTGCCAATCCAAAAAAACAATTTAATTTTTTATCGATATATTTTCCGTTCTTTCCAAAAA